AGGTCAGCGGCAACCAGCTTCTCACGACGCTGGTTAACAATGCTGCGCTGGTACATGGTGCCGAAACCATCAACCAGCGGAGTTGTCTTAGCCGGGTCGCCAGCGGCCTTGAACTCAGGGGCGGAAATCTCCAGGCGTCGGGAACCCTGCTGCTTAAGGCTGTCGCCAGCAGACTTCACGAAATGCTCACCCAAGGATTTAGCCTCAGGCTGCAGCGGGGTTTCACCCGTGTCGATGTTGCGCAGCTTCTCGAAAACCGAGTTGGCTTCCTTCACCTTTGCAAGTTCAGCGTCGAGGGCTTCGGCCTCGTGGAGGGCTTCTTTCAGCTCGGCGAGCTGCGCATCTGTCACCTCCTCACCAAACTGTGAGTAGAGGCTTTTTGCATGTTCAAACGCGGCGTCACGACGCTCACGCAGGGTTGTGTTACCCATTAGTGTTTCTCCTTTTCCAAGATCATGAGGCGGGCACCCAGCTTGTTCAGGGCACCCTGGTTATCGCCGCTCTTCTTGGCGGCATGAGAAAACCCCGGGGGTGGTGTTCCCTCGGGGTTGGTGTCGTTTCCGGTCAGCGCGTCGCGCATTGATTTCAGCATCAACGCCATTGCCTTTGACATTTCCGCGCCGGACTCGGCGGCTTTCACCGCCAGCACTTCGGTTTCCTGGTTCGCGCCAATGGGAACGACACTGACCTCGTACAGGCGCACCTTGCGAATCTCGAAAATCCAATTGTCGTTGTCTTTCATTTCCGCGCCTTCGACAACATCAAACGCGAAACTCATTTGCGACAAGCGGCGCTCTTTCAGCAAGCGGTAAACCTGGCTAGCTTTCTCATTATCCAGGTCAAGCTTCGCACGGATTTTCAAACCATGATCATCCTCAACAGCCTCAACAACCGTGCCAATATTGCTGAACGGGTCTCGGAAATCATGGCCATACAGCAAAGGCAGCTGATTACCGGATTCCTCCCACTCCTTCAACGTGTCCGCAAACGCGCCCTTACGGATAACATCACCGTAAGAATCCACATTATCGAACACACTTGCATAGGCGACAATCTCGCCCGCCTCAACCTCAACATCATCAGGCTCTTTAACCCGAACCTTCAAATCCTTCAACTTCATAAGGGCAACACCTCCTTTCTCACCCCCAGGCAACTCCGGGGGATTCTCATACCAAGCATCAATCCGCGCCAACACATCATCAGACGCACCAGCCTCAGTAGCGCGCTCCACGCAAACATCACGCCCAGGGTCAACCAAATGGAACATCGCACCAACCCCCTCAAACTTGCTGACCAGCGCTGCAGGCGGATTCTCCGACACAAACCACAACTCATCAACAACCGTCTCAGGGTCAAGCAACCACCCCACCAAGCCCCTACGCATCGCCAACACCGCATCAACAACCCCCGGCGACACATCAGCCCCCGGCTTGTCGACGCCCCCCACCACCACGGCAACCGCATCAAAATCAAAACGCGGCACCCCAGCACCAGCATTCTCCGCAACAAACACAGACTTGCCAGCAAACGGGGGGCCAACCACAACGTTAACCGCCACCGTCATCACCTCCATCAGCACTAGGGGGTTCCTCCCCCGGGTCCACCGCGGTATTCAACGGCACCAGCAAATCATCCCCACCATCAACCGAAGGCAGGTTGTTCATCGCACGTGCCTCATTGCGAGTCATCCACGGGCCACCAACAGCGGTACTGGTGACCTGCGCCTTTTCCTCAAACGAGGCGCGCAGCTTCTCCTCAATGTTGAACTCGAAGTACACGTCGTCTTCAACACCGAGCTTTTCCAGCAGGAACACGTTCAGGGTGTCCTCGATCTGCTTAATGATCGGACCGAGCGAATCCCCGTAGAGACTCTTCCGAAACTCACGCACATTCGAGTAGTTCGCATTGTCCAGCAAACCAACCATCGTCGGATTAACCTGAAACACACTAGCCACAGTCGCAAGGGACAACTTAGCAACATCAACAACATCCTCATCCGACGCCTTAAGATGCATCGACTTGAAAGACATACCGTCCTCAAGAATCGGAGTGCCACCCGCACCGGAACCACGCCCCGAATACTGCGACTGCCAAGCCGCCTTAAACCGGCGACGGTCCATACCCTCCCAACGCGGAGCACCCGCCGGGCGCTCAATCACACCACTAATACGCGGGCCATTCTTCCACAGCTGACCACGATACGCAGCAGATTCCAACTGCTCCTTAAGCAAGTCTTTCAGCGTGCGCACCTTCGAAGCACCACGCTTATAACTACCCGGGGAATAGCCATGCACACGAATGATCTTCTCCGCCGGAATCTCCAACGGCTCACCAGTCTTATCATCCGTGATCACAATGGACTTCAACGTCCACTTATCTTCCCACCGCAGACGATGAACCCACGTCGGAGAAATCGGGTAAATCTCCGGGCCGTCACCAGCGTCGCTGATCACCCAAATGAACTCGTCATACAGGCACAGGTCCATGACAGACGCATACAGCAGGTCATAGAAAACCTGCCCCGCGTTGGCCTTCTTCACCAGCCGCGCAAGCGGGCCGGTGCGCACACGCTCACGCCCACCATCATCAGCATGACGATAAACATGAACCCCAATCGACGCGATATTCCGGGCAATGAAATCAGTGACCGTCCGAAGGTGCGGTTGGGAATCCCAAAGCTGCTCCACACTGAAACCATCAATCGACGCCGCCAACGATTCAAGAATCGGCAACGCCAAACCCTCAGGCTCAGGAACAGACACCGCCGTCGGAAGAAAACCCAAACGCTGCAAAATCCCCACCAGAAATCACCTCCTAAACAATCAGCAAATAATCATCATCACTATCATCTTCACCAGCGTAAATATCATCGAAATCAGGCTCCTCACCCCCAAAGAAATCCTCATCCGCATACGCCGATTTCTGCTCCTCAGGCTCATGCCCAAGCAACCACCACGCCACATTGCACGCCACCAAAGGCGAAACATCATTACGACTACCCGACCTATCCCAAATGAACAGGTCACCAGCCTTCTTATCCTGAGCACCCTCAACAGCCAAATCAAGAACAGGCTGCGAACGATGCCGAAGCTCACCAGTCGCAATCGCATCAAAAAACCCAAGCACAGACGAAGACATGTCCCCACCCTGCCAAGGCACTACCGTCAAACCAGCCTCCTCCAACAACGGAGCCAAACCAGCAGCCGGAGCACCCTTCACCTGCATAGCTACACGACCATCAAACCAATCGACGGCCCCAACACGAGCTGCGAACCACTCGGCAACCCATCTAAACCCGGCGCGTTGGGCGACGACTTCAACGTGCGTTCTCCCATCATCACGAACACCAGCGACCGCGACATAGGCGAACTTGCCGTCCACCGCGACATCAACCGCCGCCGCCACAGGATTCCCCTCCGCAACACGGGAACCAGCGTCAGCGCAAGCAGCCCACACGTCAGCAGGAATCTTCCCCGGCTCCAGGGACTCCACCCACACACACATTTTCTCAGTGCGGAAACCATCAGGATTCTTCGTCTCCTTCGCCTCAGCCAACAAATTCTTCAAAGTGATGCCGCCCCAACCCATCGACGGGTTAGCCTGACGCAACGCATCCACATCTGTTATCTCCGCGTCCTGCGACGCTGACCACGAGAACAACGCCGTGGCCATGTCCTCAGTGTCCCCAAGATTGATGCGCTCCACCGCTGAATCACGCAGGGATTTCAGCACAATCGAACGCGCGTCACCCGCATTGGAGAACCCCCACAATTGAGACTCCGGGCGCGCCGCAATCGTTGGCTCAATCGAGTTCCAACCATCCCAAGTAAGCAGCTCACGCATCTCATCAATGAACGCCGTGTCAGCCGAGGCGGAACGCCCGCCCTTACGGTCAGCCGTTGTGACCGACCATGTAGGCAAAGTGCCGAACACATCCAAGCGGCCAGGCACAGGAACCTTGCACAACTCAATCTGCTTGCTACCGTTCGTCTCACGCATCCACGCGCCGTTGAACTCGTTGTCCTTCGGCCTCGGGTCATTCGGCAAGTACTCACGCAACACCTCATTATGAGCGGCGATCTTAAACGCATCTTTCAACGTGTCCTCAGCAACAGTGAGTTTCTGAGCTGCGGAAACAATCTCCGACGCGCCGAACACAAACAAACGCCACAAGCCTATGACAACCATCAGCGTTGTCTTTCCGTTCTGTCGGGCCACCTCGACGATGACGCGCTTAAACCGGAAGTCAGTGCCGTCGAGGTTCAGTTCCAGGCCGTGAATCAACAGCCATTTCTGCCACGGGTACAGGCGAATGCCCAGGAACTCCGCAAACTCGATAGCCTCAAACCCCTTCGAGGTTTCCAGGGTCAGCGGCCGCAACGGCGGGGGAAACAGGCGCGGCTGCTCGAAGCCCTTAACCTGCTCGACCACCACCGGCCGCCTTCATACGCTCCATCACCGAA